TGCTGAAACATATTTTAGTCCTCAAAACCTGCGCCACTATTGGTGACCACAAAGTCAATGGCGAAGAACTCAACAGAGCGAGTCGGCTTAACAAGCAACTTAGCATAAATAATATTTCTGTCGATGAGGTCCGGGGTCGTTGTAGACTCATCTAGGATGAGTTTAAAGTCTTCCACACCAAACTGAGCCTTCACATCTTCCAAGAGAGGTAGAGCCTGAGCCTTGAAGCGGTTCCAAGTGTCCTGTGTGTTCTGTTCGAACAACAAGCGAGAAGCTATGAAAGAAATATTTCGCTTCAAGTAGATCATCAGGCGACGGACATTGATACGGTCAAGCGCCGAGCGTGTCTGTTGAAGTGTTTTTTGTCCGAAGATCACAATTCCTTCTGCCGGGAACTTAGCGATGGGGTTAATGCCCACCTCATAAAGTCTGTCTCGATCATCCTGAGTAAGGCGTTTCGAAACATCTAGGACAGGAAGTCCACCGTCGCCATCAGTTAACCCACCGCGAGCAAAGCCTGCGGGGGCATACCATGGATAGCTTTCCCGATCTGTAGTAGAAAGGGCTCCTATAGCAACCACCGAAGGCGGTACCCAAAGGGTCCTGTTGCTGGTGGGCTCTTGCACACGCACCCAAGGGGCGTAACAAGCACCATAGCTATTATTAATGTTGCGGTCTCTAAGATTCACAACTGCTTGCTCTATGGTGTAAGCGTTTCTATCCGCAGCACTTGATGTGTTTTCGCTGGCCGGGTCATAAATCTTTCTAATATCTATGATCGCCAACGCATCACCACGATCTTCTACAGTGTCTAGCAAGTACTTGGTGGCGTTATGTTGCATAATGCCAGGTATCGTTGCTATATTATATTGAAGTACTTCTGGGTCCGAAACAATGTTGATGGCTCTTCTAAGAGTATTCAACTCGTAACTCTCTTTCGGATCTGTAGCACTTGTGAAGGTCGAAATAGAGTCACGGAAAGGATCAATCTCTGTGATATCAAAGCCTTCAAATCCACCGTGCAAGCAGGTAGTAAACCTGTCGAGTCCAGCATCCAGAGTTCCGGTATAAGAAGCACTTACAGCCGAAATGCTGGTCGCTCCTTGACGGGACCCGGAAACCCACTGATAGCCCTCGGCTGCCGACCCGGAAATATCGTCCAAAGTAAACAACCACGCAATCTCAGTAGCCTTCGTGGTTGCGTAAAGAAGATCTGAATAGGATCGGCTCGCAGGAGCCGAGTTAATGCTAGGATATGGGTTAGCAATATCCTGTGTCGTATTAGCCGGATCACTTTGCAAGCCCTTAAGGCGGGCTCTCAAGGTGTCAGGAATGTCCTCATTAAATGCTGCATCAGTGGCTGAACGTCCCGTCCAAGCTCCCCAGTAGGTTTGCTTAAGACTCTTCGGTTGTCCCCATGTGCTGGTGCGGCGCACCGGCAACGAAGGCATGACCACCGATGCAGTAAAGGCACCGCTTAAGCCAGCAGTCTGCTTGCCCTCGATTGCCTGCAAAACGCCGGCATCTGCGCCGCCAATGTAGCCGCCAAGGCGACCGAAGGTGTCCGTATCTCCACCATCTAAAATAGTGTATACCTTAGCGTCGCCGCCGACCCATGGTCCACCGGCTTGCCCCGTGGCGATGCGTTGCCCGTAGAAAGGCAACGGTCCTGATCCACTGATCAAGGTGCAGTTGCGATATTTGAGAGGACCGAAGACACCGAATGGAAGGAACTTGGGATTCGTCACACCCCCATCCACATCTTCATCCATCACAACACGAATATATTTAGATTTGTTGAGGTACTGTCCATAGACACGATTACCCTTAAGGTCTTCGCTATACACCTCATACTTATCGCCAATCTTCTTAGCAATATAATTTTCTGAGGCCGGATTCAAATCAAGGTTATCGAACCTCTCAATGATGAGAGGTACATTATCCGTATCGATGATTTGGCGCACAAAGAGCGAGAATGTTCCGTACTTTTGGAACTCTCCTTGTGGTTGCTTAATGTTTGCGATAGAAATTTTAACATCTCTTTGTACCCATTCGCCCGCAGTGAGTGACTCGATGCGGAAAAGCTTTTGCTTCAGTTGGGGCTGAAAGCTTGCTGCGCTACCAAGGTCCTGAGCAATGAACCAACCGGTGGTTGATTTTTGGGCTCCAAATGTAAAGTCATTTTGTACCTGGGAGTTGCTTCCGCTGTTGCGCATCGGTAACACCGCACAATGGAACTTAGAGTTAACAATGTCATCACTCAGAATCCCCATGCCTGCTCCGTCCGACGACGACGCTACAAGTGACCTGGCATAGCTCTCGCCTAGCCACAACTTACCTAGTCCAAAAGTTCCGCTAGCGGTACTTGTTTTGGAAATCGCTGTATTGGTCAACGTAGGATTGGTATTTAAAACTTTACGAAGATAGTTTCTGCTGTTCGGATCAAGGCTGATGCTTGTTTTATCATATGCTCCTGGGGCGGTTCCGTCAGATTGGGCAAAAACCAAGGTAACGTTTCCGTTCGAATCGCTTTCATAAAGATTGCACGCAGATGCCGAAAGACGGGCACCAGCGGTCATCCCAACGGCTTGCTGGCTCGCCAAAGTGTTTCCAGAAATCATCACGCGTCCAGCAGCGGCATAAAAAACAGCCGCCAGGGCACCCGTAACGCAAGCAGACGAGGAAGCGTCGGCGCTTCCTGTCGCACCAATGACGCCCGATGGCCAAACGAAAAGACCCCACGCTCCGCCATCAGCGGGCGTACTATTGAGAGTTCCAGCCTTCCAGCCAGCAGCGCCGGCAGTTGACGCGCCACTATTAGGCTCGCCCACCATGCGCAGGTAACTAACAGGAGCGTTATTTCTCAACCATGCTTGGGCAGCGAGGGCACCGTAAGTAGGTCCCAGGATATTTCCTTCACGCCATACGTCACCGTCCTCTGCTCCCACTACGGGGGCACCGAAAGTGTCCACAAAATCTGAGTACGAGTTAATCGTCACGGGCTGCATTGCAGGCCCTTTTCGCGCTCTACCTATAACTAGAGGTCCCACACCTGCTGGTTCTGCTGGAAGTTCCGAGTTATCGATCTCGTCAACAAAAACGCCGGGGGAAACAAACTTAAACCGACTTGAAGGATTGTCCGCCATTTCTCTTTAGATCTCCTTTTAGTTTGTTAATGCTTACAGGCTTACTAAGCCTAAATACGCTACTAATAAATAGTAACCCAAAGTTCCAAACTCCCTGACATCGTAGGTTGCTTGCTATGATCGATATTTGTCTTTAGAATTTGAGTTCCAAGGAATCTCATCTCCGACAACTACCCGCTCCCTTTGGATGCGGATTTTGGCTGCCGACTGCCGAGCGACGGGGACTGGGGTATTTTCGTTTTTACCGCTACCAATCAGATATCCCAAGACTTTAATGGTTACGTTTGTTTTAAAAATTCTTTCGTCTACATCCAGTGCGGCAGAATTGTTTTCAAATGAAAAATCTGGCTCTATAAATGCCTCATAGGAGTTTCCTTCATGTTTAATTTTGAAGGCGCTTGGGGTGCTCGTTTTGGCTAAAAAGGGAGCAACGATTTCATTCATTTGTTGCTGGTATTCTGTTATAATCCCTACTCGATAAGTGAGTTCTACAAACGTGGGAATAGGTATCATCAAAGTCTCATAAACTATGTTTTTATTCTTAATGGGAAAAGTTTGATAATTTTTATTAACGCCGGTTCCGGACATATGTCCCCGGACTGCGTTCGCATTAGCAAAGTTTTTGGTCTTGTCTTGTTGTACCGCACGCACCAGGGGAATAGCGCCACCCCTATCATAATAATCAAAATACGGGGGAACATACACTCCATATTTTCCCTTGTTTTGAGGGTTTTTTACCATCCCATCTCGCAAGATAGAGATAAGGGGGTATATCAAGGTTCGACCTCCCTCCCGAAGATTGGGGTCGTTCTTAATTTGATAAGCTCGCTCAGGAATTGAGTAGATAATCGGTACTTTTTCAAAACCTTTGTTTGTATCCGTAAATATATTCAAACCATCGTTAATATAGTTATACAGAGCGTAGTCTACATCTTCAAGTGTAGACGGAGCCAAGGAATAAGAGGACGAGAGTTGTACATTTACAGGAGTTCTAACCGGCATCGAATACTCCTCTTCTAGCTTGCTTACATACCGCAGTCACCTCTAGCGAAGTGCCGTCTGCAAAATCGCTATCCTGCCCAAAAAGATAACGGGGCTCAAAAACATCCACAATTTCAAAATACATCTGATCGTACTGGACGAAGTCCCCCAAGCGGACAAATAAGTCTTGATCCTGGGTAAGGCGGCGCTTATGAAAGTGAACGCTGATATTATAACGGTTATCAAAGCCGTATTGTTGCTGGACTCTGTCGGACCCGTTAAATTCCACTAGTGAATATACTCTAACAGGGGGGAGAAATGTTTTGTTAATAGCCTCACCGTATAAATCATGGTAATTTGTACGCTCCATATCAATAGGGAAATATAAAAGCTGCTGTCCAACAACTTTTTCAATTATTTCATCGCTGATCTGCTTGACGAAATTTCGTTCAGCCTTACCTACAAATAAAGGAGGAGGTGGGGCTGTGGGTTGTGTCCAGCGGTTCGACATTTATTTTACCTACCCAACATAAATTCCGTGAGGAATGTTTTTAATCACCGTGTTAAGAGACTCTTGCATGGCTGCGTCGCCTTCCGCTAACTTGCCGTAGACCAGTTCATCCAGCACCCCCTTCAACTCATCTCGCAAAGCGGTCTGTTCTTCTTTCGCCTCAGAGATCAAAGCGGGTCCATTCAAAGTAATATCATTTCCGGGTATAGGGATGGTTCCTAGTTTTGAGCGCACTTGACCCAAAGTCTCTTTACACAAAGATAATGAAAAACGCCGAATCCACTGTTTCCCTATGCTGTTAATATTTTTATACGGAACATTCGGAAATGGTAGGGCGTTCATATTATTAACGCCGTCTGCGCCATACTGACGGTCTGCCTGTTGTGTATAGGCATCTTCGGAAACCCGAAAATCCACCCAAAACTTGTCGGGATTATTTCCATCAGGGATAGGGAAAATTCTTAGTTTGTTATCATTGATGCGGAAAGAATAATGAGAGGCTCGAACGTTCATATCTTCCTCGTATGCGTATGCCTGAAGAACGTTCTGCCACGCTGGGACAATTTGGAAGTTAGCGTCATCCGCATACATTCCATAAGTTGATAGGTTTCCGACTGTTCCAACACTGACGCCCCCAAAGAATCTCCAAGAAGCTCTTGGGGTTTTGTAATAAACTCTTTGAATCGTTATTGCGTTTTTCCCTACAGATCCTGTAAAATCTGTTCCGGCGGCGGTACCATCTATTGAAGCACTATAAATTATTGCTTGTAGATCATAATCTTGAACATCCCTTGAAGCAGAAAAAGAAGCGGAATAAATTGCCTGCGAGGCTCCGACCCCTACATGAATACCCACGCCCCTTCCCAGGTGGGTAGCATATCCAAGCTGGAATCTTGGGAATTTTAAATTAGTTTTGGTGGTGAAAGTTCCACTTAATTCTCCATCTTGGTCAAACGTTCCCGTTGTGTTACCCAGCATATCAGACAGCACATTTTTTGCCTGGTGGGTATTAATGAGATAAGAATATTCAAGACACGCCTCTTCATAAGCGTTGTAGACATTTTCGGGCTTAAGTTCAATATCTAATATTGCGCCTCCCAATTTGTTGTACACATAAGACACTTGATCTACTGCGCCGCTTAAAAAATTAGCTGAACTGTAGATTCCATACGCCAATGTATCACTTACATCAGAATAGGTTCCAGTAGAAGGTAAAACAACTGCACTTACGGTACTAGCAGGCTGTAAATTAGTGGGCATCTAGATTTCCTCAGAAATTAAAAACAGGTGGTCTATCTAAGTAGTTTTATAATAACGAGTTTGTCATATAAAAACAGAAAACCCCGCCACAAGGACGAGGTTCTCTGCGTTGTTATTCAATCTTGTCGCTTTTAGCTGACTAGATCGAGCACCACAACCAGACCATACATGTCAGGACGCACCATCTTGTGAGCGTACCGAGTCATCACGCCCTTGCGGGGCACGAAGTCTTCAGTACCGAAGATAGTGGGAGTGACTTGCAGCGGGACATACGGAGCGTAAACAAAGCCGCTTTCGAGGAAGCTGCTTCCCTTACGACCAACCAAGATAAGGTTCCGTGTGAAGTAAGGATCGACATAAATGTCCATCTTACGACTCAAGGATCCAGCTTTCTGGGCTCCCCAGGTACCACGGTCTTCATCCACAACGACATTTGCCTTGAATCCACTAGTGAATTCGAGAATGGCAGCCACTTCGGGAGAGCAAACTAAGAAGTTTGCGCCGCCTCGGAGGGTCTTGCGGTGAATGCGAGCACTGAGATCGTTAACGGTCTCAAGTAGTGTTTCATACCACTCGCTGACTGTGCCTGTGAAATCGGGGTAGAGACTGGTAATGTTAACATCACCGGACTCACGATTCACAAACTTACCTGGCTGACGCGACCAGAAGAGAGTTCCGCCAGTAGCGTCGCTCACAAGATTCGAAAGAATCTCTTGGTCAATTTCCAGGGCAATCTGCTCAGAAAGAACGCTCGTAAGCTCAACTTCAGCGTCGAGGTTATGATAAGCATTCAAATCCTGGGCAAGCTCAGGGCTCCACTTAGCTTTGAGCTTCTTGGTCACTGCCGTCACGGAGACGGACTGGACTTTAATGTCGATTTCTGGAATCTGCGGGTTGTTTTCCAATCCCCAGCTTTGGTTGCTGTTACTACCAGCCACACCAATTGCGAGAGGATCACCAGCAGCCACGAATTCGTCCGCGATCGGGAAGAACACGGTTGCACGGGTGGATGGCGTAGATCCTGTATGACCATTAAACGAACGGGACAGCGCAACAGGGGTCGCGCTTCCGAGGCGGCTAATACCGACAAGGTAAACAATGCTGTTCGAAGTACCCGAAAGTTGGTTCAAGCGGCGAGCGTGGTAGCCCGAGCCTGGGAGGATATCCAAAGAGCCGATACCATCTGAACCCGAAACGACGATCGCTGCAAGATCTTGCTTGTTAAAGCCATCGGTGCTTTGGAACGAAGCGGTAGCGAGCACAATTGTCGAGGTCCCCGAGACGAGCGCAGGGTCACCGCGCACGATGTCGTAGTATTCTCCACCTGGGGCAAAGTTATTGTACCCAAAAGTACCGGAAGCGATGACTTCGCCTAAAACTGCCGAGCCCGTCGGGCTACTAAAGCCGTTGTTGAGTCCGTAGAATCCGGTTTGACCAGCAGCGTCAACAAGGTTCACGCCGCCTGTGAGTTCACGACCAACGATGCCAGCACCGTAAATCGAGGTATCGCCAACTTCGCCGAGACGAGTAACTTTACCGTCGTCATTGAGGTCGCCCATACCGCTGTCGGGACTGAACACGAAGTCCATGAAGAAGATGAGTCCACTGGGGAGGCTCATCGGTTGAACGGACACGAGGTCCTGAGCCAACAATCCGCCGAAAACACGGCGAACAATTGGAAATGCAACTGAGGCAAAACCTTCTACATCACCAGCCTGCATGGTGGTGGTTTCTTTGAGAAGCTGACCTGCTTGGTTCTCAAGAAGTCGCGCCATATTATTGCGCTTCACTTCATCGAGTCCTTCCAGCAGACCAGTTCTTTCCCACTTTTGTAGAAGAGCTTCACCTTCGTGACTAAGCATACGCTGCTTAATCCCTTCTGTGAGTGTGTCTAACATAGACATATTTTAAATTCTCCTTAAATGAATTATTTTTTCTGACCTATTCCCGCAAGAGTTGCCCACCGTGATGTGGTGGGGTCGATCTCAGGGGAAGTTTGTTGGCGATTACCGCCAAGAATTACGGAAGATTTTCTGGACACCGCTTCAGACAATGATTGTGGGGTATTCCGTTGGGTCTTACCCGCCAATGTCTTTTGAAGAGTCTCGAAGACCATCTTCGCCTCGTCCACTGTTCGTGCATTAGAGACCATACCAGCAATTTTGTTTTTTTGCTGCTCATTCAGGGAGGGGTCTTGTAGGACACGGTTAGCGTACAACAGTCTAGCGTTTGATAGGTTAATTTCTTCTAACCTGTCCTTAGCTTGCGCTAGAATATTTTTAAGATTATTATTTTCTTTTTTTAGATTCTCCATTTCCAACTCAAGACGAGCGGTGGAGCGGGCGTGAGCCTCTTCATCTTTGGAATCAAAGCCGTCAGAGCGAGAAGTCGCTACAACAACGGCTTCTTGATCTTCTTCTTCTTTGGCTTGTTCCGCCACTTCTTCAACCTCTGCGATTTCTTCTTTGCCTATATCAACAACAAGCAATTCTTTAAAAAGATCAAGCAGATCATTTTCGTTCAGGTCGATTTCTTCGTCAGAGCGATTACCGGGAACCGGGTCCTCGTCCGCAGGGGCGGTATCCAGGGGAATACCCACTTCAGCCGCAACCTCTTCAACATCTAATTCAAAGTTTTCGTCTTCGACCCCTTCGTCGGCTTCAGCAGCGGCTATAATTTGATCTAAATCCAATACTACTATCTCATCATCATCCATATCAGGGTCGTGAGCCATGGGGATATCGGCAACAACTTCTGTCTCGTCAGCAGAGAGGTCTTCTTCCCCTCCTACGCCCAAAGGATCATCAAGAGGGTCCTGTTCTAAGAGAGTGTCCATCGCTTCTTTCACTTCGGTAGAATACTTTTCTACAACCGCAGCCTCAGCACTTTTTAGTGCAGCCTCCCGTAATTGCGAAGCATCTACGATTGCTTGCTCTAGCATATTAGACATATGGTCTCCCCGTTCGAAGAAGTTAAATTATCAAAATAAGTAGTTCTGAGCATTTGAAAACGACAATAATACACCGTGGAGCTACGCAGGATTGGCTCCGCCGTTCTCCTTGGTAGAAATACCCTCTCCTGTTAGTTCAAACATCTGACCTCTTCCGATCGTGGTCATCTCCGCCAGCATTTCGTAACAAGCAGTCCCGCCAGAAGCGTTCGACAGATATATCTCTGTACACTTAATATCTAGGTCAAGCCTGGTCGAATCCGGTGCATCGGCGGCGCTTCCAGACAGAGTCAAATAATGGTGCTCACTGTAGACAGTGGCTGTGTCCTTAGAGATAAAATGGACACGAAGATCTTTTGGACCATGATTGAAAACAGAAATTTTCTTAGTCACATACGGAAAAAAATGAACATGTTCGGTACCGTTACCAAGGGCATCTGATCCGGTCATCCAGGGGATACCTGAGACTTGGTATGACCCTACATTTCCAACGCCGGGGGAGCCAGGCTGGTAATATTTAGTCTGGTCGGGGGACCGCTGATATACGTTAGGCATCGATTATCTCCTTCTTCCGGGCGCTTTTCGTGAGCCTCGTGTTATATTAAATAGTTCAGATTTTTGTTTATTCTCTTTGCAAATTCTTCTCTTTAGTTCGTTTCTTTTTTCTCGCTTCTTATCCGAAGCTTTTTTATAGCGGGATCGGGATCGAAATTCTTCTACAATTCCTTCTTTTTTCGTTCGCTTAATAAAGCGCCT